ATTCCAGACACTCTTCCAGAATTTGCAGTACTAATTCCAGTAAATCTTGGCAATGAAGTATATCCCGATCCTCTGTTTAAAAGATTAATTTTTGATATTGGACCAGTTGTATTACGCGAACTTGTACTATAACTAATATCTGCTTGATTTTTTGTATAACTTAAAGATTCTGGTATTGATGACAGAGATATATCAAATGTAGTTCCAGAAGAGTTAGAAACCACATATTGATCTTTATTATAAAAACTATCAACGAAAATTATATGATAATCATCTTCATTCTCATTTTCAAAAACAGGTTTTGTATCCTTTAATAAAGAATAGTATAAATCTGGAAGATTATTATCATACTTAACGTCGATTATTCCATCAGTTCCTGGTGTACCACTAACACGTACATTAAAAGTAGATGTACTTCCAGTTGATACATAAGGTTTTGTAAATTGCTTATCTGAGAAAATATTAAATTCATATCCACTGAGTGAAGAATTTGATAGATCAAATCTCAGGGTTCCATTCTTAACACCACGTATTTTTGGATTTACATTACTAATTTCTTGAGAATTGCTGCCACTATTTCCAATAGAAATTGGATTTGCAGGATTAGAAACAGAATCCTGATAGGTATCACAAAGTCTTATTTTATTACTATCATACTTATTAACAAAGTATATGCCAGTTCCTATTCCACCCGTTACAAAATTATCTGTTGTATATAAAATTTTGTCTCCATTTACATATTGGTGCGAATTTATTTCAATTGTATTTTCATCTAGGTTTACTGATAATGATGAAAAACCAACTGGATTAGTAACTAATTTATTAAAATCTGGATTATATTTAAACACTAAAGATGATGAAGTTGTAATTCCACCACTAGTATTATTTGGTATTACTTTTAAAGATAATAAATCATTATCTAATATATTATGATTTAAATTGGTTGTAATTGTTGTAGTTATTTTTGTGGAAGTTCCTGTTACACTTTCTTCTTCCAACTTCTCAAACTTATAATCATCAAAATCTGATCCATTTCCATTAAAGAACAATCCAGATGATGTGGTTGTTAATCCAACCTGTGTAACTATTCCAATATAATCATCAGATTTTTTGATGATGAACAAGTCCTGAGTATTATCAGTAACTGGATTATATGGCAATGAGAATTGAGATCCATTAGATTCATTAGACACTAATAAGGCAGATGCACCAGCTTCATCACTCAATTTGAAACGAACTTTATCATTAGTATTGAACGGATGATTTGGTAAATATATTGATAGAGTTTTCAATTCTACTTCTTTGCTCACACCTCCATAAGTTAAGGTTGTAGAAGAATAAGAACCATCTTCAGTTCCAATCCCAATTGAATCATTGGGATTAAAATTATATACTGGAGAAAGACTGCTTTCAAAATAATTTGAATTTAAGTTAAATGTAAATTGTGAAGGTATAATTGAAATAATATCTGATACTGTATGTGCTAATCCTGCAGAATGTCTTTTACACCTTAAAACGTTTTCTTGATTATAAACATTTAAGATTGTAAAATTTTCACCTCCAGTACTTACACTACTACCAATACTAGTTGTTGTTGGAATCTTGTCAACTTGTAAATCTACTACATCTCCAACATCACCACTACTAATATTATTTGTGAGAATAACTTTTTCACTTTCAACAGAAATTTTGTGATTACCATTCAAAAAATCTACTGAAGATGTACTAATTCCTGTGATTTCTATTCTATCATTATCAACTAAATTGTGTGATGGTAAAATATAACCCTTTATTGTACTACTATTTTCCCAAATGAAAATAACATTTTCATTTAAAATATATGATGTCTGAATATTCTCAATCTCTGCACTATTTTTTACTTCTACAATTTCTGCAGAAACACCACTTCCATCAGTATTAGTTTCGTTAAAAATTAGAGTATCGCCAACACTATAACCATCTCCAGCATTATCAATCACTAATCTATCAACACTACCAGACTCTACAGATTTTATATCACATCTCTGCCTAGTTCCAAAATTTTTGGGTATATAATAATTAGAAGAATTTTCTCGATTTACTCTATATGGTGAAGTATTTCTCAGTAAATTTGCAGAATCTAAATCATCATTTTGATCTAATGTAAATGTATCAATTGGTGTAGATCTATATGTATTTCCAACAAAATATGGAAACTCTGGGACAATTTCAGTTTGTGCAGAAGTTGCAATATCTAACTTTGTACTTGCAAAATATGCATAAATTCCATTTGGAAATTCTGGAGTTTTGGTGAATCTACCATTATGTCTATCTAAATCACCACTATCGTTGAATTTATAATCCTCAACAAAAAATCCTGATGGTAAAATATCTGTAGAAGGTCTATTAAAAATGTTTGAAGGATCTAAAACATATCCTGTTTCAAGTCTTTTTATTGGTGATGTAAATGATGTTGGATCTGTATGACCATTTGGTCCATAAATTGGATTTCCATCTTTAGCCCAACCTATTATTCTTGAATGATTTGTATCTGGATTGGGATCATCAAATTCCAATCCCTCTCTAGAAGAAAAATAACCATTAATTCCATAGGTTAGAGCATTTTTTTCTTTATTCTCCAGATAAAAATCACCAGGATATCTATAGAAATCATTAACTGTTAAAGATCTTATGGTTGGTATAATAACAGCACCTTGACCAGGTGTAGATATGGTAATAGAAGTTGAATCATCATACCCAGTACCACTGTTTATAACAATAACACTGTCTATTTGTCCATTAACAACAACAGCTCTTAAAACACATCCTATACCTTTACCAACAACCTCCAAATCTACTGAAGAACTGTAATTTTCACCTTTATTTTGAACTTGAACTGATAAAACTTTATTACCAACTACCAATGGTTTTAATTGTGCACCACTTCCAGTTTTAATTGATACCGTTGGTTTGATGTTTAAATTTAAAGCAGTTGATCCATATTCGGTTCCTTTTTCATAAAGATATGCATCAATAACCTTTCCTCTAACTTTTGGAGTTAAAGTTATTGATGAAACTATTCCAGTATACTCTGCAACAACTTCAACTGAGATTGGTGGATACGAAAAAGTCTGATATCCTTGTCCAGATGAAGATATAGTTATATTTTTTCTCTTCTTATAATTTTGTTTTGATAATTCGCTTTCATCATCATTTTTTTGTCCACCATCTGCAAGTTGGAAAGAATTATCATTTAGTTTTAATACATAATATTTTTTGGAAGTATCTAATCCTACTATACCAGTATCATTATATGAATAATTTAACAAATCACCGTCAGTAAATCCATGATTTTCAAATACAAAAGTATCACCAGCAGTATGAATTCCTGATGGTGATATATTTAATACTCTATTGGTATAATTTTCACCTGGATTTACAACTCTAACATATGAGAGTACATTGATTGGTTCAAATACTCTAAATTTGTGAGTTCCATAGTTATTAATTGTCGTTAAACCAACAGTATTAATACCACTATTTAAATCTGAAATTGTATTATAGAGTCTAATGCTATTTGAATTAATAACTTCTGGATAGTAAATTCCACCATTGACTAATGTTCCCCCACTATCTAAATTGGATCCATTAAAAGGTCCAATACCAATACCCAAATTTTCATTAGTATTGTAAACTATTTTTTCTCCACTAGTTAATCCATGGCTACTATTAAAGATAAAACTATCATTATTAGGATCAACTGATCCACCAAATTCAATATCTGCAGCATTGAAAATTATTGTTCTATATTGTTTTTTGGTAATAGGTTCAAAGACAGCATTTTTACCATTTCCACCTTTAGCATAAATTGTAATTATTCTAGATACACCAAACTGTTGTGGATCAACAAAAACATCTTCAAAAGATCCACTAACAACTAAATTCATTTTTGCTGTAGTTCCAACTCCAACGTTATAGTTTGGGGAACTTAATTCAGCATCTGGTGGATTAATAACATCATATCCAAATCCTTGATTTGATACATTTAATGAATCTAATGGACCAAAAAATACTTTGTCATCAGATTTGTAATTAATGATATCAACACCATTTGCTAAAACCCCAATTACACCACTTTCTGTTTTATATTCTTTTTCAGATAAACTAAATGATCTTTCTAGTGGAATTTTTTTCAGTGAGTTTGATGGTTCAATAATTTGACTAGCATGTTGCTCTAAAACAAAGGTGTGTGTTCCAAGTTCAGTATTTTTATCAAACTTTAAAAAATCTGAGACTGGTAAAAATGAAAGTGCTGAATAAAGTCTTATTTTGTTTTTTGGTTCTAAAACTTCAACGTAAAATAACTCAAAATTTGGTAGTTCTGATATAGAATTTTCTGTAGTATGAAAATATTTTACAGCATCTCCAGTTAAAAATGGAACCTCATTTTCAAATGATAAAATTGTATATTTTTGTGCACTAAATCCATCAAAAAACTGATCTGCATCTAAAGATGATGTGATTGTCTTACTAACTTTTTTAACATCTAATGTTATATCTCTAGATGGTAAAGAATTTGATGCAATATATAAATCATCTTCATAACTATATGCATTTTGAACATCAGATAAGACATTTTCATGTTTTATCTGAACTTTTGTACTATTCGCAAAGTTTAAATTTCTTCTTATTGCAATATTTTGTTGTGGTAAAATACCAGTAATCGGAGTATCTATAGTTACAGTTCTTCCAATTATAGAATTTACCTGCACATCGTTTAAAATTACAGTTTCGGTGTCTTTTAAAAGAATGTCAACAATTTCATTCTCATTTAAACTATTTTTATCAGGTTCTTCATAAAGAACTAATTCAGCACTTCCAATATTAAAGTTTAAAATATCATAACTTGTTTTTACATTATATTTTAATGCTCCAAAAGAATATTCTTTTATAGTTTTATCTACTATATCATTTCTAATATCATCACCAAGCTCACCAAGTTCAACAATATCGGTATCAGACAATAAAGTAAAATCATCTATACCATCAATTGTAACAAGAGAACCTATAACAATAAAGTCAATTCGTTTTGAAGAGTCACCATCTTCAAAACCATATACAGTAGAATCTTTTTGATAAACGTTCTTATTTGAAGAAATATTATCTACTACACTAGTACAATTATAAAATTGATTGACACTCTTATCTGTATATGTTACTTCATTACCCTCAACTACAATTGTTCCAGATTTTGGAAATCCTATTGTTGAGTCTACAGTTATAGTAGTATCACCAACATTAATAGGTTCTAATGATTTTGTCTTTGGTGTAATTCTAAAATTACCATCAATTAAATCATCATCACCATAACCATAAAATAAATGGATTTTATAGACTGTTTTATTATTTTTTGTTGAAATATCTACTTTTGATACTGGTCCAGAAAAAGTTCCATCAAAACTTTTTATTTGTTGTCCAACCAATTTAAATGGATTACCACCAGTAGTTAATAAATCACAAACAACTATCTTTCTGCGAAGATATTCGGCATCTGATGGTTTTATTAAATAATCTTCTGGATTTATGATTTTTGGATTGATATCATATAATATTTTGAACAATATTTTGATAGATTCTTCAGTTCCCTTTGTCTGATAGAACGATTTTACTTTAGATATAAAAGTATTCGTATTTAACTCACTTGTAAAATCAAATTCTTCAAATCCAGGAGCATAAATTTGTTTTAACTTCTTAAAAAAGTTTTCTAAAAATAGTAAGTTTAAGTTTTTAACTGATGATCCTGCAGTGTGTGCTGCTGAACTTGTTGAAGAGAATACTAATTCTTCTGGATCATCGACAGACTCTAAACTAGTTATTCCTGAAAATCCACGTACACATCCAGTCAGACTATTCCCACTAATACCAGTATATGTAATTACTTCATCATCAATTTGCAATAAACCATAAGATTTTGGAAAACCTCTGGTTGTTGATAATGTGATAGTATCATCAGAAGATGTTATATCTGATGATATTGTAATATTATTATTGTATAACTTTTCGTTTAAGTAGTGAAAACTTAAATATTGATCTAAGTTTTCAACAATATCTACTGGACCACCTTCAAATTCTTGTGAAATGTAATATTGCTTCAAAAACTCAGAAAATTTTGGATTTTGATCCAAAATAAATTCTGGTATTTGATTACTGACAATTTCGTTTATTTTAACTCTACTCTCAAAATTTGTCGATATCATATTACCTCGTTATTTTACCGTTTGAATAACTTGAAGATATTGGAAAATCAACTCCAGACACTTGTTCACCAGAAACAATACTATCTCTTAGCATATTTATGCTATTTGCAGGAGTGTTAATATCAAAAATAACATAAAGATCTTTCAATCCTATAACATCATTAGACTCTGGATATGCTTGAATTTCAACAACTCCATTTGCACGTTGAGTTGATGTTATTTTTAAAGTATTAATCAGTATTTCACCTTTTTTATAATCAACCGTCCCCACAGACTTTTTAACAATTTCATATGTATCCAATTGCTCTAATGGTTTTACGATTGCCAATTGACCTATATCCGATGAACCAGCAACATCAATAAAGAAACATGTACTAGTTTCACCTTCAATAGTAAATCCTGTACTCTTTATATTGTACTTACCAATTTCTTTATGAAATTCATTACCAAAACACAGTTCATATTGTGCAAAATTATTCAGTGCACAATTCAAATTTCTTCTCATTTTAACTTTAGTTATATTTGAAGTAATTGCATTATCAACATTATCAATCAATTGAACTGCTTTACTATATCTAAATCTTCCAGAAGAACTAGCAGATTGTATAGACTTTCCATACTTGTCAAGAGATGTTATAATTTTTTCTTTTATGGAATTTGGATTTGAAACTCTATTTGGATTATAGTAAACTGAAGTATCAATCTCAACGTAAAGAACTTTCAAATCTGTAATGTGGTGGTTAATTCCTATAACACCATATTTTTTTATTTTTTTAAGTATATCTTGTTTAGTAAAGTCTGATAGTCTATAAGAATCTTTTGGTTTTATACTTATAAAGACATTACCAAATTGTGGTGGAGATAAAACTTCACCACCAATAACAGTAACTGCTTCCGTATTTGGATAAACATACTTAATTATAGATTCATAATCTACAGATGTTACTGCTCTATATTGAGAAGAATATAATCTTGGAGCAAAATATTTAATTGAATCTAAACTCTCAATTTCTTCACCACCAGAGGCATTTGCACCAGTTGTAACTGAAATTGGTGTGAATGGTGTTATTAACTGATCCAAATTATTTGCTAAAACACCAGCAAATGTAAATAGCGATGCACCATTACCATTAATACCGTCAGTTACAATATAACTTATTTCTACAGTACTACCATTATCTAATTTTTTACCTAAAATACCATCACCAAATATTACTTCATATCTACTATTCTCAATTTCTTGTATTAAAAATATTCTAGAATCTTTATCAATTTCAACAATATTATCTACTACATTGTATGTAACATTATCAACTTTAACTCTTATTGTACTAGTATCAATATTAGGGTTATCTAAGATAAATTTTTGTGTTTCTTGTACAATATTAGGAAAGGACCTTTTAACTACGGTTCCTTGAAATATATCAATATCTGTAAAAGATGCTATTGATTCACCCTGAGGTACTGTTGCAACTAGATTATCTGGAATTGA